ATCGTTATAAACTGAGTTAAAGACTTCCATGAACTGCCTCTTCTTGTCAGCAGGAACGTTAGAAGGGACTTTACTCGGAGAGGAGTAGGGCATTAACCAATAACCTTTGCTAGGTAGCCTTGGAAGCTGGTGAAGACGACAAGGTTGTTAGTGGAGGTTTCAGTCCTGACCCTGACATCGTAATTCTTGGGGACAACAACAGCAGGATCTAGGTTAATCTGCCAAGGTCCAGCATTGGTGGCACTGATAGCTGCTACTTGTCTGAAGACTTTACCGGGGGGTCTTACTTCCAAGTAGAAATCAGCAGCGCCATCTTGCTTGAGACTAACCGAACCAAACCCGCCTGTGAGGACAAAATAGTCACTGTCACTGAAGGTCGTAGCAGCCTTGAAACTCTCTTGTAGTCCTGCTGGGATGTCCAAGTGGATCTTAGTCGTGTCAGTAGGAATGCCGCCACTGAGGGTAGTATTCTCGTAGACAGCTACACGACCAACAAGAGGTGTCCCATTATCATTGAAGGCTAGGGATGCTCTAGCTAGGGGTGTAGGAAGGGCTACCCTCGTTTGACCATTCAGGGTCACAGTCTGGGTTACAAAAGTGAACTGTTGATCTTGGCCTGTCCCAGTTACTGTGTGACCTTCGAGGTAAATTACTTCTGTGTCTGAAGCAGAACTTGAAGAAATGCTGCCAATCAGATTGTCGTTTACGTAAGTCTCGTTACCACCAACAGTCCAAACAGTCTGAAGAGAACCCGTCGTTAGCTGTGCTGACCTACCAAACTTGATGAGGGTCTTGGCTTTCTGGTCGATAGAGATTATATCACCGAAGGTCTGATAAATCTCACGTTCAGCTTGAACCAGACGACCATCAGGGACTTCATAATTCTTTCTGTCCCATGTAGGCATCTTACTGTCTCCGGGCCATCTGCTCTAGCATACTACGGATAGCTTGAATGTTCTCATCCATACGAGCAACAGCGATAGCTTGGTTCTGGACGCTAGTCTCAAGGGCCTCGATACGGGTCTCATGTCGAACAAGATCCCGAGAGTTGCTCTCGATACTTGCGTTAAGACCAGCAATGAACCAGACAAGAGTGACAGTCTGAACAACTACAGCGAAAATAATTGACAGGGGGACTGATTTAGAGAGGTGCCAAGGTTCATTACTCATAAGGATCACTGCCCCGCATCAGTTTCTTGTTGTTGCTGTGGACTCATGTCAGTTGGACTAACGTCAATAGCACCCACGGAGGGATCATAGTTCAGTTCAGCAATATCCATGAGATCCTGAATAACCTCCGGGTGAGTGCTGACATCAATGTTTGCACCATTAAGATTACGCAAGAAGGCTGCAATCTCACGGAGATCGTGCGGGGCAACATCCCCAGCTTCAATACGAGGCATCAGGTCAAAGGGCAGACCGTTCAACTCCCAGAGACGCTCGACAAGCTGCTTGTTAAGGACATCAACAATAGCTTGGATGTACGACTCTAGTGCCCGGAGGAACAGGTCTGTCTTCGACTTGGAGAGAGCATAGGAGCCGCCCTGCGATCCAAGCAGAAGAAACTCTGACAGCACTGAACGAGCGATGTCGTGCTGATACCGTTTGATGATGGGGTCAATGTCGATGTTACGCTTACCATTAGACGCCATCAGTTCAACATCAACTAGGCGAGTATTGGTAGGTGCCCCATCTTTGTCAGGATAAGTATCCGACGGGAGAATAATGTAGCCTTGCTCATTGAACTTGACATCACGAAGAACCTGACGGAGGTTATTCACGAAGCCAGCTTGGTCAGCAGAGGCACCAGCGGCAAGGTATTCTGCTGGGATACGAGCGACAGGAATACCTGCCAGTTCACGCTCTACAGCGATAGCCTCAATGGACTGGAGGTTGTTCAGATACTCATACGACGTATAAGCGTTACGAAGAACAGAACGACCAGAGGGATCACCGTTAATGCTGGTAGTCCGGTAGTAGAGGGACTTACGAGCCGGGATGTAATGAGTTCCGTTAAAATGTCCAGTGTCCTGATAGAGACCAAGGACATCCCCAGAGGTCTGATCGACATTAAACTTGTTTACAGTCCAAGGGGCACGGATAGCGATCTTACGGACACCGATACGACCATCATTGTACTTGGAACGCTTCTTAGGGTTGGTAGTCAGCATCCCCTCACGACGCTTATATACCACCTCGAAATAGGCAAAACCGTAGGTGAGAAACGAGAGTGCTTCTGCCACATGGTCATCGAGAGTATGGTCCATGTCATGCAGGACGCTCTCAACAAACTCAGCTTCCCGTCTTGCTTCCTCGCTATCATTCGCAGGCTTAACCTTCATGTCAACATCACGAAGGATTTGCTCCACGCTATACATGACAGCACCAATAGTGGCATCATTATCGCGCATCTCTCGATACTTGCGGATAGCCTTTTTGCCACGAAGCTCGGGGAGGAACTCATCCGCCCGAATCTGACCGTTACGGACATTATCACCAGCAACCCCCAGAATCTGTTTAGATTCGGATTCAGAAAGTCTCTTCACCATAGGAGTTGCTCTTCTTTATATTTATGTCAGCAGGGAGAACTTGAAGATTCCAAGGCACATGCAGACCAGATACATTCTCTCCTTGAAGGGGAACGATGTGATCGACGTGGTATTTATCACCAGTCAAGAGTTCACATTCTTTGGCGTGTGCGTAGATGAGTTTGATTTGGTCGTGATGCTCTTGTGTGAGCCAGTTTGGGGTTGCGTTGAGTTTAGAAGCGTGGTATTTCATCCACTGGGCATTGCAGAGGGGCCGATTATTTTTCTTATACTCGGAGTGCTTCTTGTTAAGAAGGTCTCGATTTTTGCTGCGATATTTTCTTTGTCCGCGCAGTTTTGCTTCTTTGGTAATAGTCCGGTTGTTCTGATCTTTAGTGCAAGCCTTGCACTCAGACCTAGGCTTACCGTACCTCTTGTAGAAATCCCCAAGAGGTTTCTCAAACCCACAAGAAGAGCAAGTTTTCACCGAGACAAGCCTTTCGCGCTAGTATAGGCCAGAGTAAGTTGGGGTTTGGCGTAGCCATTAAGACTTAGTTCAGTAATTGCCCAAACACAAGCATCCAAACGATCTGGTGAGCCTATAGAACCTAGAGGTTCCCATGTGCGAAGTTGCGTTTCAAGTTCATTCAGAGATGCGCCATCAGGAGGATTGGATACATGCTTAACCATTCCGCGTTCGTATAGGGCTGAAACCGGCTCAGCACGAGCGTACTTTCCCCTAGAAGCGTGTACAAGTTTGATAGGAACAGTTTCATCTTCTACTTCAATCGTTCGTCTAACGAGATCACCACCTTGGTTACGTTCAGCGACAATCCTGTCAGCAGAGTATTGGTGGTAGAGGGAAATTGATTTAGAGGCCCAACCTTGAGGGGATAGCCTCTCTGTGTAGTCACCTAGGACATAAGCAACACCATTGACATCAATGCCAGCAACGACAATACCCGTCATGTCACTTTCAGCATTAGCTGTAACAGCAGGGTCAATGGAAACGACAATACGATTTAGGTGGGGAAGATCTTCATGCTTGATAGACGCCTTGTCCAGCATGTCAGTGGTCCACAGAGCGCCTTCAGCTTCTTCTAGGACTTCAGCATAAAGTTCCTGACGACCAAGCCTAGTACCCTCATACTGCTCTTTAACAGCCTTCAGATAAGTCCCAGCAAGGTTAGCTGCATTATCGAAGGTGGAGCCTGTAGTAGTGTGGGTCGTAGGGTTCTTGAGGATCTCTCTGACCAGCTTGGTAGGCTTAGGGGTCGTAGTGACCATAATGCGAGGGTGCTTACCAAGTCGCATACAGAATTGAAGCATGGCCCAAGTGTCTTGGTCTTTATTCCAAGCAGCTAACTCGTCACACCAAGCTAACTCAAACTGGGGACCACGGAGACGTTCAGGTTCCTCAGCAGAGAAGAACTGGACCTGAGCACCATTCTCCCACGAGAGGGTTCTTTTGGTAGGAGACCACTCAGGGTAGCCCATCTTACCGCCCTTGTAGGTCTTATCGCCCTTCCAACAGACGTTCAGGAACCCTGACTCACCCTTTACCATAACCCGTTCAATATCAGAGTTGGTAGCAGCTACAGCAGCGATACGTTTGGCACCACGCTTAACTTGTTCTCTCACCCACTCGACACCGGCCCTAGTCTTACCGAAACCTCGACCCGCATTTACAAACCAAGTATTCCAGTCGCCTTCAGGTTCTAACTGCTCATCCCTAGCCCAGAACGACCAAGTATGTTTAAGCTCTTCTACCTTCTTGGGACCTAGTTGCTTAAAGACTTCGTCTACTTGATTCTTAGGGAGTTTCCTAAGTGTATCAGCGGTCAGTTTCCTCTGGGGTGTCGGGGTCATTGTTATCGCTAAATCCTAGCAGGGTCATCAGGGAATCAACAGCACTCTCGTCAGTATCTTCATCAATACCTTCGGAGGTCTCAATCGTCTCTTTGGGCGACCAACCACCACGACTACGAAGGAAGAACTCCTGCGATTTGAAGTCGCCGTCCAGAGCTTGGTCAATTACTTTCTTACCGACAGCAGCATTAATCCTAGCTCTCTCGGCATGAATGACATCACCATAGATCTTGTAGAGAGTGGAGAGAGACTTAGGAGCACCCTGTAGATGCTGCATGGAAGCAATCATCTCACGGATACCAACACCTCCCTGAATGCACTCAAGGATGTGCTTCTCTACGTTCTTACTGTAGGGGAGGGGTTCGTATGACACGTCTCGTCACTCGCTTTGCTCGCTGCTCCGCAGCTTAACAACACTAAAGGGGCGTAGCCCCGAAACGACAAGAAGAAAAGATACTATAGTGGGTAGAACAGGTCCGATCTGGACTCAGATCTATAGCTCAATCTTGACTTGTAATTATTAACCCTTAACCCCTAAGACATCGGCAAGACCACATCTAAACGACATAATATCTTGACTAGGTTCGTCTTGGTTGTCTCAGGGAAGGGGACTCTATAGTATATACTTAAGTTCTATACTTGAGTCTAATAATCTACTAAGAATTATTATGCTCAAGTGAGGAACTATAGTATATACTTAAGTGTAAGGGGTCTTACTATACTATAAGACCATTTTTTGTAGTTCTGCAAGCAACATTTTCAACTTTTTTCTTCTAGACAGGTTAAGTAATTGGAATCTAAAGAAAGAAAGTTTAGGTTGACACTTAAGTAGGTAGCACACATCTTATTGTCGTTCAAACCATATGTTGTGTCGTTTGATTGAACATAGACTAGGGAGTGTAGGACATCTTCATAGGTGTGGTCTAATGTCGCACCCTAAAGTTTTTTCTTATTTTGGATTCTAGTGGCGTTACCCCAGCCCACCGAATCACCCGCTCAGAATCTGGAGGGTCCCACAATGGTGTCAACCCCTTGACAAACAAATGTGACCGATTCTTACAGGTCTGTAACAAAATGTGATCAGAAGAGGGGAGAGTGCCCAGGAATCGGGCATAGGTGTGGCAAATGTGCAACAGTTTAGGGGAGAATCATGAGAAAATGCGGCTGATTGAAAGAAAATGCTTGACTAGAGGAGCGATTCGCCCACACCCACCCCAATTGATTCGCAGCCTATTAAAATACCGAGTGGTCCGAAAAGATCATTGCATTTGCAACGACAACAACCTGAAACTGTTACAGTATAACAAAACGCCATAGAGACGCTGGAAGGCACCCTAGACAAGAGAAAACCCGGCAGGCGGGTGACCTACCGGGTAGACAAGAGTCGGGCCTATACGGGCTTGTCAGGGGCTGCTAGGACATCTCTTGCTTAAACCTTGCCAATGCAGACTCCAGCCGTTCCACATAGTGGTTCAAGTCCTCAAGATGGTAGCCCCTTTCCGTATGGAATAGCACCAGAGCTTTGTCCGCCACATCACTGGCAGCGTATTTGAGTTTCAGGACTGCCGTCGCCTGTTCTTGTGCCATGTGTTCATTCCTCTTTCATCATATAGGCTTTGTCTATTCCGAGTCCTTGGGTCAAGAAAACCAGAGTCCAAAACATTAGACCGACTCCCCTTTCAATAGGCGTCTTGGTTATAGGCGATATCTTGGATCGCTTCGATTGATTCCATGCTGGGTCCGATATCCCATAGGGTATACCAGTTGCCGCTGGCATCTTTCCCGCTTTCGATTTGCTCCCATGCGTGGTTTTGCAATAACCAATTCGCATAAGACTCCGAGATACGAGTCCCGTCTAAGAAATACCGCTTCCGGTAAAGATTTCCCCAACGGGATTGTGTTTCCTTGAGATTCATTAGACCGACTCCGATTCATAGTGTTTGGCTATTTCACGATAGTTGATTTCACTCAGCGCGCAATTGAGTAGGTCTGTTATGAAACCGTTCGCGCCTTCCTCAAGCGCAGCGCTTGCCATTTCATCCACAACGGATTCGATATAGGACTCGTCGATTTCTTGTCCATCGTCCAGATCAGCTTGAAACATATCTC